GTTCCAGGTGGGTGTGAGCGTTGGGCTGGAGTGGTAGTTTTTGTTTTGCTTGGTTTTGCGATATGGCAGCACTTAAAGATACAGAGCGGGAATGGATCGTCCAGCGCCTGGCGTGCTACGAAACGCCCGCGGACGTGGCTGGTGCTGCCTCGCAAGAGTTCGGCAAAGACGTTACGCGCCAACAGGTTGAGCACTACGACCCGAACCGCAGCGACCGCGTCGCGGAAAAGTGGGAGTCGCTGTTCCAGGAGACCCGAGACGAGTATTTGAGCAACGAGCGCCGAGTGGCGATCGCAAACAAACTTTGGCGGCTTCGGCAGCTGCAAGACATCGTTCAGAGCGACGATGCGACGCGGGAGGAGAAGATGGAAGCTTTGGAGCAGGCCGCGAAAGAAAGCGGGGGTAAGTACACCAACGAGACCACTCTGGAACATACGGGACAAGGGGGCGGCGCCCTGCAAATCAATGTCGTCAACACCCCGACCGACCCCAACGAAGATGCAGCAGATTGATGCCACGTGGATCTTTTCGGAGACGCGGAATTGGCTCACCGAGCCGGACGGTCCCCGTGTGCTTATCCACCGCGGCGGTACTCGCTCAGGGAAGACGTACAACGCCTGCATCGCCTGGGCGACCTACCTTGCCAAGCATGACGAACGACTGTCCATCGTGCGGAAGACGCTGCCCGCTCTGAAGGCATCGGTATTGGAGGACATGGTGGAGGTCTTGGAGCGCATGGTGCTTTACGACCCCGCACGGCATCACCAGACGGATAAGAAGATCGACATCCCCGGCGGAGGGGAGATTGACTATTTTCCAACCGATGACGAGCAAAAAGTGAGGGGTAGGAGTAGGGATCACTTATGGGGCAACGAGGCGAACGAAATCCCGCTTGATGCATGGCGCCAACTCGTGCTGCGGACGGAGGGGCGCATCATGCTCGACTTCAACCCGTCGCACAACGCCGAGCACTGGATTGTTGACCGCTACGAAGGCAACGAAGATGCGCGGTGGCACACGTCGACCTACGAAGACAATCCGTTTCTGCCCGACCAGCAGCGGCGTGAAATTGAGTCGCTGAAACACACCGACCCGTGGGCATGGAAAGTCTACGGCCTCGGTGAGCGTGCCCGCCCGGCTACCAGCATTTACCGGGACGTTGAGGCGCTAGAAGAGCGGCCGGATATTGACGTGTACGGGCTCGACTTCGGGTACAACGACCCGATGGTCCTTTGTGGGGTGAGCCGCCAAGACACGGCGCCAAAGCCGACGCTAGACGTGTGGTGTGTGCTGCACGAGTCGCACCTCACCACGTCGGACTTGACCGCCCGCATGGATAAGTTGGGCGTGTCCAAGTCGACCCCAATCATCTGCGACAGTGCCGAACCCGACCGCATTGAACAGCTACAGCGGGCCGGGTACAACGCCCACCCCGCCAAGAAGGGGAAGGGCAGTGTCAAGACGGGCATCGACTACGTGAAACAGCACGCGCTCCGCATTGGCGGCCCTGAAGGCGATACGGCCCGACGCGAACACCGCACTTATCGGTGGCAGACGCGGCAAAATGGTGACCCGACCGATGAACCAGTAGACGCCGACGACCACGCGCCAGACGCTGTGCGGTACGCGGCGCACCAGCACTACACGACCGGCCCGAGTTACGCCGAGTACGACACCGACGCCCTCTTTGGATAACAGCAAATTGTGATGGGTGCATTTCTGGACTTCATCGACCGCATCTTTAGTGGCCGCTTTCAAGAGGGCGGCAGTGTGCAGCGCGCCGACGACCCGCAGGTGATCCCGACGTCAGAGGCGAGCGCCAGCGCATTCACTGGCCTGGTGGACCGGGACAAGCCGACCGATCAGGACATCCGAAAGCACAACGTCTCGCTGTTCGCGAAGCTGGTGAACATACGAGCGGGCGCCACCGCTCGGGCCATCGTCGGGGAACAGGGACAGAGCGGGTTCCAAGTCGAGCGGGTTCAAGGCGGAGAGTACGAAGCGGTCGAGGACGGCCACCCGTGGCTCCGCCTCATCCGCCGACCCAATCCTGACACGGCGGCGTACCTGTTCTGGCATTGGGTGAGCCGCGTGGTCGACCTACAGGGGGCGGCGCACCTGCTCGTTGAGGACGACCCGGCCGGGACGCCGATGGCGCTCTGGCCCATCTATCCGGAGTGGGGGGACGTGCGGCCCCAGCTCGGCGACAAGGGCCAGGTGAGCGGATGGGTATACTACCGCGGCGGGGAGCGGATCTCTTACGAGGCGCGCGACATCATTCGCATCTCCCTTGACGACCCGGTGCGGGCAGGAGAAACAATGTCGCTCTTGGAGCGCGGTGTCTACGAACTGAGCCGGGAGCTGCACCACAACAAATACGAGCAAGATTTTCTTGAGGACGGGCGCCCGCCGAACGTGTATCTATCCTTCGACAACGACGTCAACGTGAACACCAACCAGGAAGCCGCCGACAAAGTGCAACAGCGGTTCATGGGCGAGCGGGCAAACAAGGTGCCCGCCCTCGGCAACGGCGGTAGCATGGAGACGGTTGCGCTCAGCCCGGACGATCTGCAAATGCTCGAATCCCGCCAGATGAACGAGCGGCGTCTCTTCACCATTTGCGGGGTACCGCAGGCTCTTTTTAAATCGGAGTCCTCGAACCGGTCGACCGGCGAGGCGGCGCACTGGACGTTCGCCAAATACACCGTTCAGCCGCGCGCCGTGCACTTTGCCAGTCAGTTGACGAAGGACCTCGAACGGTCGTTTGGCGCTGACCCGGGCGTGCTCCGCGTGCAGGCTCCTGACGTGACGCCCGTAGACCACCAAGAACAGGAGGCAATCAACGAGGCCCGCGTCCGTCGCGGCGTGCCGCCTGCGCAGGTGATGCGAGAGCAGGGGGAGGAGGTGCCGAGCGAATACGAAGAGGACCTGGAAACGCCCCGGCTGCCGTCCACGCTGAAAAAGATATCAGGGTCGGCGGAGGGCGTCAGCGGAGAGGCCAGTGCCCCGCCGGATTTTCTGTAGGCCGCCCCCGTGGCGACGGGGCGGTGCTGACACGCCAGCAAACTGAAGCGCTGCGCTACTTCGGGCAGGTGCGGGCCGAGCGTACCCTCTCTGAAGAGGAGCTACAGGAAGAGTGGGAGCAGGTCGACGGCGCGAAGCGGTCGGTGGAAGACCGCCTCCGACGCGTGGTGCGGGATACCTTTCTGGAGCAGGCTGCCCGCATCGAGGGCCGCATCGAGCAAGGATCATTCGTGACGCGCAGCGTCGCCCGAGCCGACGAGGTGCTGACCGTTGACGCTGTGTTTGATCTGTCCCAGGCGATTGAAGAGACGCTGCAGGGCGCCGGCGACCTTTTTACTGAGGCCTTGCGGGTCGGGTGGGAGACCGGCCAACTCCGCATTGACAACGACGCGACGTACGACCCGGACCTGCCGTGGGTAGAGCGCGCGCTCGGTCGCCTGAACGACCAGATGCGGCGCGTGCCCGAAAATACGCGGGCGATCATCAACCAGATCATCACCGAGGGCCAGGCCGACGCGTCGAAGTCCGTTGAAGACATCGCTCAGGACATCCAGCAGCGCATGGAGCGGATGGCAAGCGGCACGGGCAGACCGGATCAGCCTGGAAGCGTTACGCAATCCAGGGCGCGGCGGGTAGCAGCAACATCGACGACCACGGCGTTTGAGACGGCGCAGGACCGGGCGTGGCGCTCGCAGGGCGTCGAGGCATCCTCCTGGCTCTCGCAGCGCGACCAGCGGGTGTCAGAGGGGCATTTTGAGGCAGACGGGCAACGAAGGGACCTGGGGCAGCCGTTTGATGTTCGGCGTACGCTAGACGTGCCGAAAGAGGAACTGATGCACCCCGGCGACCCGGAGGGACGAGCCTCGAATATCGTCAACTGCCGATGCAGCCGCCGTCCGTTGCTGAACCGGGACACGGAGTAATCATTACAATCTGACACGCGGGTATGAGCCAGACCATTGCAGAGAATCAAATCCATATCATTACGCTGACGATGCCGTTTGACCTTTCTGGCCGGACGCTTCAGGTGCATTACGTGAGCCGGGGCAAAGGCATCACGCAGGGCGGCACGGCCACGGGTGACGTCGAAGGCGCTGACGTGACCATCACGACCGACTTGGCAGCAGAGGGCATTACGCCCGGCTCCTATCGGCTGGAGGTCACCTATGACGACTCCGGCACACACCGCGAGCTTGCCCTGCAAGGCACGACCCGCATCCGTGTTCACGACGCCACCGCAATCTCATGAAAGCCCGCATTCGACACGAGGACCGCAGCGCACGGGTTACGCACGGCGCCACGACGCTGTGGGCGCCCACGGACGTAGGCGCCGACCTCGCCCTCTGGCTCGACGCCTGGGATTCGCCCTTCCAGACGCGCACGGATGTGAATGGCAATGAGCGTGTGGAAGTGTGGGGCGACCTTTCCGGCAACGCGAACGACGCGGCGCAGACCAGCGCGTCCAACCAGCCTTTCCGTGAGCCTGGCCGTGTGCAGTTTGGCGTTCAACGGTACCTTGAGTTGCCTGCGGTCGTGAGCAGCGGCGAGGCCGCACTAATCTTTCTGACGCAAAGCATTATCGACAACAACTTTCGTGGAGACGTGCTCGGTTTCCCGGCGGTCCCATCCCATTGGCCGCTCAACAGCGGCAGTATCGAATCGCGGTGGGGCAGCTCAGGGCGAGTCCGCTGGGGGTATGACACCACTGAGTTGGAGGTGCCGCACGTGGCGAGCCTAAACAACAGCGACCCGTGGACGGCAAGGTTGAACGGGGTCGTTATTCACACCGACAGCGTGAGCGCAAGCTGGCGGCCTGCCCCGTGGTACATCGGGCGCGGTAAAAATCTCTACTACGGTGGATGGATTGCGACTATCGTCGTCATCCAAAACCCAACGGCAGAGCGCGTCGAGAAGGCCGAGGGTTGGCTCGCACACAAAGGCGCGGCGAAGGGCATCCCTCAGCCGCTGCAAGGCCTCCCGACTACGCACCCCTACAAAACACAACCCCCGACAACGCTATGATCTGCTGGCTCTACCAAAGCAAGGGCAAACCCGCCCACGTCTGCGACTGCACAAGCGAAGCAAGGGGCTGGCCCAAGGGTGGCACGCACCGCTGGGCACGCGTGCGAAAGATCGACGCCGGACCTCTCGCGGGCTACTGGTACATCCCG